ATTAATTGCATTAGCAATCATGTCCCCCATTCCTGAAACATTAGATTGAACGTTACGGAAGCCTCCAGTTAAACCAGAGTTCAAACCATTCATAATGGCATTACCTGCCGGAGTTAAAAGTTTTCTATCCTTACGGATTGGTCCTTTATGCTCACGAATCCAATCTCCAATTCCACTAATAAATTTCATTCCATCTTCCCACTTTTGTTTGAGCCCTTTGACAAAACCATCAATGATGGCTTTACCAATATCTAGTAAGTTGATGTTTTTGAGATTGTTAAAAATTGATTTAACATTATCAATCAGATCGCTAACGCCTTGTTTCAAACCGTCCCAAATCTCTTTGAGAC